CGCCATCGCCAACCAGCCCCGCGACGCCAACGGCCGGGTCGCCCCTGCCCCGCGGCAACGCGAGCTGCTGCGGGCCATCTGCCGGCTGACGAGCCAGCAGGGCTACCCGCCCACCATCCGCGAGCTCGTGGACGCCATGGGCTACACGACGCCGAATGCCGTCGCCCAACACCTGCGGCTGTTGCAACGCAAGGGCTGGGTCATTTGGGAACCTGGGAAGTCGCGTACACTGCGGGTGGTGAACCGATGAACATCTGCGGCATAGATCCTGGGGTGTGCGGTGCTATCGCTCTGGTCAACGGCGGGCGGGTCGTGTGCTACGACATGCCAACGGTCGAGATCCGAGGCAAGCGGCGGGTGTGTGCCAACATGCTCGCGGACCTGCTCCGCGAGCAGGCAATCGACCACGCCGTGCTCGAGGAGGTGCAAGGGGTGCAAGGAACAGGGGCAACCTCCGCGTTCTCTTTCGGGCGTAGCTTCGGCCTGGTGGAAGGCGTACTGGCGGCGCTTGCGATCCCGACAACGCTGGTGCGGCCGCAAGCCTGGACAAAAGCCCTCGGGGTCAGCCGAGACAAAGGCCAGCACAGGCAGGCCGCCATGCGGGCATGGCCCGCAGATGCAGGGCTGTTCGCACGGGTGAAGGACGACGGGCGGGCGGATGCCTGTCTGCTTGTGCAGTGGTATTTGGCACGGGGCGTGCGTGGTGCGGTCGCGGTCGAGGATGGGGTGCGATGATGCGAAAACCCCTAGAAAACAGGCACGAAACGCACGCGACATGCGAAAAACACGGGAAAAACAGGGGTTTGCCCCCTGCCCCTCCATCGGGGGGCAGGGTCCTCCGCCGCGCGGCACGCGGCTTGCCCCGGCTGCGAAATCCACAATTGCGAACTGACTTGCTTGCTTGAGCCCAGAAGGCCCATGAAACATGGCGGCCGCCAAAGAGCCTAACCCGTCAAAACAGGCCGCATACGACGCCAGGAAGAAGCGGGAAGCCCGCCGGCAATCCGAGCTCTCCGAGTCCGGCCGCGACATCGGGGCGCTGCCCGCCGTCGAGGATCCGGCCCGCAAGGCCGCCGCCCGCGAATCGTTCCGGCTGTTCTGCGAGTCGTACATGCCGGCGACGTTCCCGCTGGAGTGGTCCGACGACCACCTGGAGACGATCGCCGCCGTCGAGGCGTCGGTGATCCGCGGCGAGCTGCTCGTGTTCGCCATGCCGCGCGGCAGCGGCAAGACTTCGCTCGTGGAGGCCGCCGCCCTGTGGGCCTTGCTCTACGGCCACCGGGAGTTCGTGGCGATCATCGGCAGCGACGAAGGGGCCGCGTCGATGATGCTCGAAAGCATCAAGATCGAGTGCGAGACGAACGACCTGCTCCTGGCCGACTTCCCCGAGGCCATCTTCCCGATCGTGGCCCTGGAGCGAATCCACCAGCGGGCGAAGGGGCAACTGTTCCAAGGCAAGCCGACCCACATCCTCTGGACCGCCGACGAGGTGCAGTTCCCGACGATCCCCGGCTCGCCGGCCTCGAGCGGGATCATCCGGGTGGCTGGCATCACCGGCCGCATCCGCGGCATGTCGGCGAAGCGGGCCGTGGACGGCCGGAAGGTGCGGCCTACACTCGTGCTGATCGACGACCCGCAGACGGACGAATCGGCCCGCAGCCCATCCCAGGTGGCCGCCCGCGAGGCTGTGCTGAAGGGGGCAATCCTCGGCCTGGCCGGCCCTGGCGTGAAGATCGCCGGCCTCGCGACCGTGACCGTCATTCAACCCGATGACCTCGCCGACCGGCTGCTCGATCGCGAACGGCATCCATCGTGGAACGGCCGGCGGATGCGGATGGTCTACGCCTGGCCCACGGCGACCGGCTTGTGGGACGAATACGCCGAACTGCGGAAGCGGGGGCAGCGGGACGGGCGGGGAACGGCCGACGCCGACGAGTTCTACGCCGCCAACCGCGAGGCGATGGATGCCGGCGGGAAGGTGGGCTGGCCGGCCCGCAAGGAGCCGGGCGAGCTGTCGGCCATCCAACACGCATGGAACCTCCGCATCGACCGCGGCGAGGCGGCGTTCGCGGCCGAGTTCCAGAATGAGCCGCTCGCCGATGCCGCCAAGGCCGACGGCATCCAGGTGGCCGAGGTGCTGGCGAAGACCATCAACGTCCCCCGCTGGACCGTCCCCTCGGGCCTCGACACGCTTACGGCGTTCGTGGACGTGCAGAAGGAGATCCTCTACTGGGCCGTGCTCGCCTGGGGCCACCAGTTCCGCGGCCATGTTGTGGCCTACGGCACATACCCGGATCAGGGCCGCCCATATTTCACCCTGCGCGATGCAAAGAAGACGCTCTCCCTCGTGCATGGTGCGAACGTGGAGGCGGCGATCCACGCGGGCCTGGAGGCTCTGGCGGGCGACCTGCTCGAGCGGGAGTTCGCCCGCGAGAACGACGATGCCGTGCTGCGGGTCAACCAGCTGTGCATCGACGCCAACTGGGCACAGAGCCAGGGCGTGATCCGCGACTTCGCCCGGCGGAGCAAGTGGGGGCCGCGGGTGCTGCCGACCCACGGCCGGTTCGTGGGCGCGAGCGGCCAGACGATCAGCGACAAGGCCCCCGACCGTGGCGAGCGGATCGGGGCCAACTGGCGGACGAGCACCATCCAACGGCAGCGGCACATCCTGTTCGACACCAACGCCTGGAAGACGTTCGTGGCTGCCCGAGTAAAGCTGCCGGTGGGCGATCCGCAGGGGTGGACGATCCACGCCGGCCAGCACGACATGTTCGCGGAGCAGCTCGCCAGCGAGGTGCCGGTGCGGGTCGAGTCGAAGCAGCGGATTGTGGACGAGTGGAGGCTGATCCCTGGCCGGGACAACCACCTCCTGGACTGCGTCGTGGGGTCCGCGGTGGCGGCCTCGTTCGCCGGGGTGTCGGCGGTTGGCGTCGAGAGCAAGGCGGTGGCCCGGGTGGTGATCACGCCGGAGCAGATGGCCGCCCGGCGGGCCGAGTTGATGCGAAAGCTCGGCCGATAAGCCGGTTGACGCCTGCCGGATTCGTGGGAGGCTGCTGACTGTTTCGCTCCCTCTTTCGTGAAAGGATTCACATGAGATTTTTCTTTCTGTTCGCCGCCCTGCTCTGCTCCACGGCCGTGGCCCAGGACGTGATCGTGGTTCCGCGTGGCCGGGTGTTCGTGTCGGCCCAGGAGCACGCCTTGCTCATCGCCAGCCGGGGGTCGCTCGTGCATTCGTCCTGCGGACAGACCGAGGGCATCGGCAGCGGTTCGACGCCGGAGCAGGCCCGCCGCAACTGCTGCTTCTTCGGGAAGCGGCAGATCGTTGAGGAGGGCGTGGCGTATTCGCCGGTGGCCCGGCGGTGGTTCGCAGTGATCCGCTACCGATGAGCGTCCCGTACACGGACAACGAGGCTTCGGAGGCCCGGCAGTGGTCCAACCGCTACGGGCCTCCGAACGCCTGGACGGCATCGCTCGGGACGGCGGCGAGGATGATCGGCAGGCTGCTGGATGAGAGGGAGAGGCTGATGGCCGACGCCATGCTGTGTTATCGCGGCGGCGGCGATTGTCCGGTGCCGGACAATGCAGCAAATCTAGACGCCGCGCCGGCGGTGACAGCCCCTGAACCGGAGCCAGAGCCAGCCGCGCGGCGGCGACCGGCAGGCGGCACCGGCGATACACAGTCGTTCGACGCCTACCGGCGGTTCGTCGGTGAGGCGATGAACTGGATCAGCGAGGCGACAGGCTTCCTGCACGACGACGTTTTGCGGACGGACGATGCGCGTGACATCATCACTGACGCCTGCTCGCGATGCTGGGATGCGTTCGACCGCATCGCGTACCCCACAATCCATGGAGCCGCGCCGGCGGCTCGAGCCAGCGTCGGTCGGCCCCGCACTGATAACGCGGACTTGCCCACCCGTGCTGGCACCGGCGATACACCTGTTGCAGAATCCGCAACAACTGCGATCACCGACGCGGAGCGGCAGGCGGTGGCGGTGTTTGCCGAGATCGCGTGGACGAGCCTTGAGTGGAGCGAGGTTCAGCGGCACGCCAACACTCTTCGCGGCCTGCTGGAGCGGATTGGTTGAGTAGCATCGACGAACAGGACCGACAATCGGCCGGAACCGCAAAAAACGGGACCATTATTCGCAGGAAGTTGCGATTATCGGCAGATTTCACGAAGTGAGAACGCCCGCGATCACCAGCGGCGAGGAGGAGACGATGACTGACGAGAGAAACGAAGCCGAGCCGTCTGGTGCATCCGGTGGTTCGCTGGCGTGGATTCCGGTGACGGAGCGTTTGCCAGAAGAATACGAACACGTTCTCGGCTGGACGCGCGGGTGGTGTAGGGCGGCGGAAGTGTGGAGGGATACGCGCGGCGAATGGTGCTGCCCGACGAGCATCTACTTGTCTGTTAGCAGAATCAGCCACTGGATGCCGCTACCGGCTCCGCCAACGGACGCCAAGTAGCCAGCGAACCAGTGTTTCTACAGAACTGCATAACACGCCCCCGCCGTCGCGGAATCCACAACGTCCAGGCGGTTTCGCGGATTATCGGCTGGATAACATGACCGACTTCTCACCCGTCACCGCCGCGGTGATCTTCGTCACCTACGTCGCCGTCGACATCCTTTACGCCCTCTACATCATCTGCGTGGAGCGGCGGCAGGCCATGCGATCGGCGGCCATCTCGGCCGTGCTCTATTCGCTCCTGGCCTTCGGGGTGATCACCTACTCGAAGAACCCGATCTACCTGATCCCGCTCGCCTCCGGGGCGTTCGTCGGCACGTTTCTGACCGTGCGTTATCACCGGGAAAACGACAGGTAGGGCGAGGCGGAAAATGGCGGTGCCGCAGGAGCCCGCCATGGACGAAGAGATCGACTTCGCCGCCGAAGACGCCGAGGCCGATGCCCTGATCGGCATCGAGTTCCTGTGAACAGAGGCACACGACTGCACACCGGTACACTTTCTGGTAGGCGAAACACGCCCACCGGAGTGCCACCGTGGCCAACGAAGACGTAGTCGACGCGATCGCTCAAAACCTCGCGCAGCCGCGTCGTGCCCGCACCGACGCCGGCGAGGTGGAGCAGCACGAGCTCGACCGCCAGGTGGCGGCCGCAAAGTTCGTGATCGACTCCCGGGCCGCGACGGCTTCGCCGTTCGCGAGCCTGCGGATGGCCCGCATCGAGTCCCCGGGGGCCGGCGGCTGATGGGCCTTCTCGGCAACCTGTTCGGCGCGGACAAGGCCCGGATGGCGGCGACCATCGAGCGGCAGCGGACCGCCATCACCAAGATGATCCGCGGCCGGTACGACGCCGCCCAGACCACGCCGCTGAACAAGCAGCACTGGGGCATGGTCGACTACCACTCGGCCGACGCCGGGTTGACGCCCGCGATCCGCCGCACGCTCCGGGCTCGCGCCCGCTACGAGGCGGCCAACAACGGCTACCTCGCCGGGATGGTCAACACGCTGGCCACAGACGCCGTCGGCACCGGCCCGACTCTGCTCCTGGACTGCGGCCCCGATGCCAGCCAGGAGGCGGTCGCCAGGGTCGAGGACAACGTCTACGAGTGGCACCAGCGGATCGACCTTGCCCGCAAGCTGCGGACGCTCCGCATCGGCAAGGCGGTCGACGGCGACACGTTCGCCATCCAGACCACGAACCGCAGACTCCGCGGCGTGCAACTCGACCTCCGGCTGGTCGAGCCCGAGATGATCGCCGACCCGGCCACCCGGTTTGAGTTGGTCGGGGCTGTCGACGGCATCCGCTACGACGCCGACGGCAATCCCGACAGCTACTACCTGCTCGACCACCACCCCGGCGCGATGCACTGGGGCGTCACGCTCGGCGGGCGGTGGGTGGCGGCCGACAAGGTCCACCACTACTACCACGCCACGCGGGCCGGCCAGAGCCGGGGCTGCGGCGAGGTGGTGCCGGCTCTCGAGCTGTTCGCCATGCTGCGGCGGTATCAGTACGCCGTCGTCACAGCGGCCGAGACGGCCGCCGACCTGGCGGTGATCCTCCAGACCACGATGCCGGCCTCCGGGGCCGCGGCCCAGCTGCCGCTCGCGGAGACGCTGCCGCTCGTGCGGGGCATGGCCCTGGCCGCCCCCGAGGGGTGGACCGCCGGCCAGATGAAGGCCGAGCAGCCCACGAGCACCTTCGACGCCTTCGAGCGGCGGATGCTCATGCAGATCAGCCGGTCGCTGAACATGCCCTACATCGTGGCGGTGATGGACGCCACGGGGGCGAACTACTCGACCATGCGTGGCGACTACCTCGTCTACCGCAAGCACATGGCCGCCGAGCGGTCGGAGATCGAGCGGGTGGTGCTCGACCCGCTGCTGGAGAAGTGGATCGAGGAAGCCACGTTCGTCGACGGTGCGATCCCCGACGGCCTGCCGCCCCGCGATCAGTGGACCTGGCGGTGGCGGTGGGATGGGTTCGAGCACATCGACCCGCTCAAGGAAGCCAACGCCGAGACGGTGGGCCTCGAAGCCAAGACCGTCAGCCGAGCCGAAGCCTGTGCCCGCCGGGGCAAGGACTGGCGGCAGGTGTTCCGGCAGATCGCCGCCGAGCAGGCATACGCGGATGAGTTGGGCATCGACCTGACGCCGGCGGATGCCGCCCCGCCGGCCGACGCCCCGACCGACCAGCCCCAGGGAGCCGACGCATGAGCCAGAAGCTGCGAATCACCGGAGAGGCCACGCTGATCGACGCCCCGCTCCTGGCGGACGGCACGAGCGGCGGCAACCCGAAGTTCTCGCTCGTGGGCTACACCGGCCGTGCCATCCGGCAGGCGTGGAGCCGCACGCCGCTGGTCGTGGATCTCGCGGGCATGGACACGACCAGCCAGGTCGTGGCCGTCATGCTCGGCCACCAGTACGACATGGACCATGCCGTCGGCCAGGCCGCGGACGTGAAGAACAGCGGCACGGACCTGACGGTGGCCGGCGAGGTCATCGGCGAGGGGCCGGAAGTCACGAAGGCCATGAATCTCGCCCGCAAGGGCTGGAAGTTCCAGGCGTCGATCGGGGCCGATGTCGGCCGGATCGAGAACGTGGCCGCTGGCGAGTCGGTCGAGGTGAACGGCCGCCAGTTCAGTGGACCGATCAGCGTCGTGAGAGCGTCCACGCTCCGCGAGGTGTCAATCGTTTTGTTCGGTGCCGATGCCGCTACATCGGCCGCGATCGCTGCGGAAGCGAATGAGGGTTTGCCCATGGCGCACGACGCCAACCAGACGCCCGCCGAGCCGATCAAGGCCAAGGCGGAAGACGCGGCGACTGTCGCCGTGGCTCCCGAGACCGTCAAGGCCACCAACGAGCCGAAGGCTCCCAGCGTGGACTACGCCGACGTGGTCAAGCAGCTGAAGGCCGAACTGAAGGCCGAGCTGCTCGCCGGCATCCGGGCCGACCGCCCGGCTGCTCCGGCGGTCCACGTCGTGGCGAAGCCGGCCGAGGACGATCAGACGCTCCTGGCGTCGATCTGCCTCGCCGGCAACCTGCCCGGCGTGGAGAAGCAGTTCGCCGAGCCGGTGCTGGAGGCCGCCCACAAGCGGCGCAACATCGGCGTCCAGGAGATGCTGCTGCGGGCCGCGAAGGCCAACGGGTACGAGGGCGATGTCTACAAGATCACCGACGGCAACCTCCGTCAGGTGCTTCGGGCCGCGTTCTCCACGCACTCGATCGCCAACGTGACCGGCACGGCCTACGGGAAGTTCCTCCTGACCGGGTTCAACTCGGTCGAGTCGGTGTGGGATCGGATCTCCATGATCCGCCCCGTGTCCGACTTCAAGGCGGTGACCGGCGTTCGCGTGAACGGCGGGTTCGTGTTCGAGGAGGTCGGTCCTGCCGGCGAACTGAAGTCCGCCGAAGCGACCGATGAGGCTCGCTCGTTCGGTGCCAAGTCCTACGGGCGGATCTCTTCGATCACCCGTCGGGACATCATCAACGACGACCTCGGTGCTCTGACCGTGGTGCCGCAGCGGCTCGGCCGTGGTGCGGCCCTCCGGTTCAACACCAACTTCTGGGCGGAGTTCGCCGCGAACAACGCCACCTACTTCGAGCGGGCCACGGCCGGGGCTGGCAACGCCTTCAGCCTGACCAGCCTGAAGGCGGCGGTGGCGGCCTACCGGAAGCTCACCGACGCGGACGGCAATCCGCTGGGGGTCGCCCCGGGCCTGCTGCTCCTCCCGCCGGAGCTCGAGATCGCCGGTGCCGAGGCCATGGGCTCCGCCCTGGTCCACGGTGCCAGCGGTGTCACCCCCAGCACCAACGTGCTGGCTGGTCGGTACCAGGTCGTCTCGTCCGCCTACCTCACGTCGGCCACGACGTGGTGGCTGGTGGCCAACCCGGGCGACCTCAACGCGATGGAGGTGCTCTTCCTGAACGGCAACCGCAACCCGGTGGTCGAGCAGGCCGAGGCCGACTTCGACACGTTGGGCATCCAGGTCCGCGGGTACTTCGACTTCGGTGTCGCCAAGGGCGAGCCGAAGAGCTGCTACCGGATGGCCACGGCCTGATCGGCGTGACAGTGCAAATCGTGCCCGGGGCCGGGAGCCCAAGCCCGGCCCCGGGGTGACGAACAACGAATCCAAACCAGAACCAAGAAAGCGAGACGAAGATGGCGACGTTTGTGCAGAAGGGCGAGACGATCGACTACACCCCGACCGCTGCGGTGGCGGCCGGTGCTGTGGTCGTGATGGGGACGGTGGGCGTGGGAGTGGTGCCCGTGGCACTCGCGGCCAACGAGCGCGGGTCGCTCGTGGTCGACGGTGTGGTCCGCCACGCCAAGACCGCGAACCAGGCCGTGTCGGCCTACGCGAAGGTCTACTGGGACGCGACCAACAGCGTCTTCACGACCACGGTGGGCAGCAACGTGCTCGCCGGCTACGCGGTGGCTGCGGCCGGCGCGAGCGATGCGACGGTCGACGTGAAGCTGATGAAGGTCTGATGCTGATTGGGCCGGGGGGCGGGGCAGCGACAAACGCCGCCCGCCCCCGGCCCTGCTGGCCGTGGAGGTGATTCGTGCAGGACATGCTCGCGAAGGCTTCGGCGTGGTTCGAGCAGCAACGCACGCAGCACCTCGCGGCGATGGTCGCCTACTACCGGGCTGGCTCGTCGCATCCGGTGAACTGCCGGGCAACGCTGCTGGTCGGCCGGTGGGATGCGATCAACGCCACCGGCCAGATGGTGCGGATCGAGACGCGGGACTTCGTGATTGCCGATGCGGAGCTGGGGTTCGTCCCGGCCCGTGGCGACACGATCGTGGTGGCCGAAGGCGGGACGGATAAGACCTACAAGGTGATCCAGCCGGACGGCTCCATGCAGTGCTGGCGGTGGGTGGATCGAAACCAAAACGTCCGGCGGATTCACACGCTGGAGCTCGAGCAATACCCGAGGGCGTGACCGATGGCGACGTTTGAAGCACTGCCGGGCGAGTTGAACATCGCCCTCGTGCGTGGTGACGAGTTCACCTGCTCGGCCACGTTCAATGCCGATCTCACTGGCTACACCCGGCAGGCGTCGATCTACAACGACGCGACCGGCACGGAAATCGTGGCCCCGACTACGTCGCTGACAACGGCGACTGTCGGCGGCGTCACGACCAGCACGGTCACGTTCACGCTCACGGAGACGCAGACCGCAAGCCTGACGGCGGCCCGGATGCGGTGGTTCTTCCGCTGGGTGAGCGGCAGCGGCTTCACGCGGACGGTGCTGGCTGGCACTGTGAGGGCGATCAAGGCATGAGCGAGATCAACGTATCCGTCGGCGTCGGCCCGGGCGTGGTGGTGTCGGTGGCCGGCGACGGCACGACGGCCACGGTCACGACCGGCGGCACGGTCGACGTGACGCTGACCGAGTCGAACCCGACCTGGAGCGGGATCGCCGGCAAGCCGTCCACGTTCCCGCCGCAGGCCCACAGCCACGCGATCGGCGAGGTCACCGGCCTGGCGGCGGCCCTGGCCCAGAAGGTCGAGCTCGACCCGTATGGCAAGGTGCCGGCATCGCAGCTTCCGAGCTACGTCGACGACGTGCTGGAGTTCGCCAACCTCGCGGCCCTGCCGGCCACGGGCGAGACGGGGAAGATCTACGTCACGACGAACAACGGCAGCGTCTACCGCTGGAGCGGCACGACCTACATCGAGATCTCGGCGGCACCCGGTTCGACCGACTTCGTTCCCGAGGGCACGACGAACCTCTACCACACGACGGCCCGGGCGGCGGCGGCCGCGCCGGTGCAGAGCGTGGCCGGCAAGACCGGCGCGGTGACGCTCGCGATCGCTGACGTTGGCGGTCTGCAAACCTCCCTGGACGGCAAGGCCGCCGCTTCGCACGGCCACGATGCCGCGACAACCTCCGCGGCTGGGTTCATGGCCGCGGCCGACAAGACGAAATTAGACGGCATCGCCACCGGGGCCACGGCAAACGCCACCGATGCCCAACTCCGCGATCGTTCGACGCACACCGGCACGCAAGCGGCCAGCACGATCACGGGTCTCGGCGGTGCGGCCACGCTGAACGTCGGCACGACCGCAGGCACCGTCGCGGCGGGCAACGATTCCCGGCTCTCCGACACGCGGACGCCAACCGCCGGGAGCGTGACGGACGCCTCGATCACCAGCGCCGGACTGTCTACCTCGTCGCTCAACTGGGCCGCGATCCAGCCGTGGGCCGCTAACACGGCATACAGCAAGGGCGACCTGGTTTCGAATGCGGGCATCGCCTACCGGCGCTCCGCGGCCGGCACGAGCGGGGCGACTTTCAATACAACGAACTGGCAGCAGATCACGCCGTCGAATCCGGTGATCAGCGTGGACGGTAGCACGGGTGCGGTAACGGTATTGAAAAGCGAGTTCTACACGTTCACGCGAACGTCAAAGCCGGCAGATGCTTCGGGATCGAATGGTTCATACACATGGTCGATCCCGTCTGCCGCAAAACAAATAACGGTTCTTTCCGTTGGCGGCGGCGGCGGCGGCGGTAGCGGAAGAAGGGGCGCGGCCGCGTCAGCAAGAGGCGGCGGCGGCGGCGGCGGCTGCGGCGGCTGGACTGAGTTGACCTACAACTGTGCCAGCCTTCCATCGCTTGGCCTAACGATTTCAGTTGCGTCCGGCGGGGCTGGCGGCGCCGCAGTTTCGGCAGACTCAACAAACGGCAACGCCGGCGCTGACGGCGGCCACTCAACAGTTTCGCTGACCAGCGGAGGAACAATCCTGGCGCGCGCTTGGGGCGCGACAGGCGGCGCAGGTGGCACAACGTCAACGGCAGCCGGCGGCGCACCAGTGTGGTCAAGCCTATGGACGCCAAGTTCTTCCGGCGCGAGCGGTGGTACCGGAGCCGGAGGCGGCGCGAATCCGCAGCAATTTTCTCACGGTGTTGGCGGCGGCGGCGGCGGCGTCACGGCGGCTGATGCGCAGTCTGCTGGCGGCAACGGCGGCGCATTACCAATCATGCTAGGCCCAGCCAACGCGCCGACGGCAGGCGCCGCTGGCGGCGGCGCCGGATCCGCTGGTGCGACGTGGATCGAGCGCTGGGCAACCGGCGGCGCGGGAGGCGGCGGGAATGCCACCGGGGCCGGTGGAACTGGCGGCTCGGGCGGCGCCCCAGGCGGCGGTGGAGGCGGAGGCGGCGCCGGAACGAACGGCTCGCTGTCTGGTGCTGGCGGAAATGGCGGTGAGGGTCTGGTACGCATCACGGTGCATTTCTAATGAACGCTCTAGCAATTATTCGCAACGCAGACGGCCGCGTCGTGACGTTTGTCCGTCCCGACGTTCCCGAAGGCTGGCAACCGCCGGACGGCTGCACGGCCGTGCCGGATGACGAACTGCCGCCGGGCTGGCAGCGTGCGCCGGACACGACACCCGTGCCGGCCTCGATCTCCGCACGCCAGGCCCGGCTGTGGCTGATCCGCCACGGCATCACGCTGGCGACCGTGGACGCAACGATCGCATCCATCCCCGACGCGATCACCCGCGAGAGCGTCCGCGTCGAATGGGAGTACGGCACCGAGGTGCATCGGGCGAGCCAGTTCGTCGCACAACTCGGGGCCACGCTCGGCCTGACGAGCGAGCGGCTCGACGCTGCCTTCCGCGATGCGGCGAACATCTGATGCCCTCCGCCCCCCACATCCAGCGGCACCTCTGCCAGAAACTGGCCGCCGCCCTGTCGGCCTACTCCTGGCCCGGGGCGATCCAGACCATCGACGCCGCCTGGCGGCGGAAGCCGGACTACGGGATCGAGGACCTCGGCACGCTCAAGGTCAGCGTCGTGCCCGGCCCGATCCAGATCAACCAGCGGGAGCGGCAGCCCCGCGGGTGCGACTTCTTCGAGATGACGGTAGGCATCGTCCTGGCCAAGAGCATTACGACCGAGCAGGAGATCCAGGACCTCGAAGACCTGAACCAGTCGATCATCGACACCATCCGCAGCGAGCTGCTGCCGCTGCCCGACCTCGGGGCGGCGGACTGGGTGGAGATCGGCCAGCCGGTGCCGTATGACGCCGAGAGCCTTCAGAATCAGCATGTGTTCCTGTCGCAGATCGAGGTGACCTACACGGTGCCGATCGACAAGCTGCCGGGTGTGTGATGGCCCTGATCCCAGCCGGTCGAAACCCGTATGGCGGTGCCATCTCGATGCAGATGCCGGGCATCCCGTCCGGCATCAACTACGACTACTTCTTCGACCGGGCGGCGATCAAAAACGCCCTGAAGCCGGCGGTCCACAAGGGCCTCTATCGGGCCGGCTCGGTCGTGATGCAGATCGCCCGCCGCTCGATCAAGCGGAAGGGCATGGCACGGCCCAAGCTAAAGGTGATGCAGGAGAACCCGGACTCCACGCTCCGCGACCTGATCGGCATGAGCGAGGCCAGCGGAAACCGCCGGCAGACGAACCAGCTTCGCCGCCGGCTGCTGGAGATTCAGGCCAAGGCCCCGTCGCCCCCGGGCACGCCGCCGCACACCCACAAGGGCAACCTCCGCGACAAGCCGGGCATCGTGTTCGCCTGGGATCCGACGAGCGAGTCGGTGGTCGTGGGCCAGGGCTCGCCGTCGGCTGCCTGGCTGGCCAGCCTCCACGAGTTCGGCGGCCGGGAGCAGATGCGGGGCTGGGCGTGGATCCCGCGGTGGCCGCGAAGCTACCGAAACGGGATCATCGGCTACTGGCGGGTGGGCCGCGAGCCGCGGCGGAAAGACCGCTGGGCACCGACCAGCTTCTACGAGGCTGTGCCGTACCCGGAGCGGCCCTACATGCGGCCAGCGTTCAAGCAGGCCATCGCCTCCGGCCGCATCGCCAAGGAGTTCGCCAACCGCTTCCGGGTCGGCGGCACCTGACCCCGGGCACACCAACAGCCACCGGTAGACTTATGTTCAGCGGCGGCAGTGGCCGCCAGAACACCGACACGAGGGCCAGATGGCAGCCACGATCAACCTCGGCAGGGACTACACGGTCGCGGGGCTCACCGGCGTCTCCGACCTCGAGCTCACCCGCAGCGGCGAGCGGATCGACGTTACCACGCGGTCCGGTGCGAAGCCGATCAAGAAGACGATGGCTGGCTTCACGGATTCCACGTTCACCTGCACTGTCCTCGGGGGCGCGACCACGTCGTTCGTGATCGGCAAGGAATACAGCCTCACGCTGGCCGGCAGTGTGATCCCCCTGATCTGCATGAGTGCGAACCGCGAGGAGCCGCAGGACGGGGTCTACAACTACAAGCTCACGATGAAGCCTGGCGTTGAATCGGAGACCGCCAACCAGCTCACCGTCGGCCCTGGCGATTTCCGTTCGTAACAAGGGAGCACCATGCCAACGACAACCTCCTACAAGCTCGGCCGCGATTGCGTTTCTGTGCTACCCGGCGTCGAAAACGACGACATCATCGACGTGACGATCAACGTCACAGCCGACGAGCAGGACGTGACGACGTTCAAGTCCACGCCAATCACGGCCCCGGTCTACATGGCCGGCCTGATCGACGTGTCGATCGACGTGACCTGCACGCACGTCACAGGGACGGTCGACGAGGCCGGTGCTTACGACGTGGCCGGGCTGCCGACGGACCTCCATGCGGTGATCCTGGAGGTCAAGGAAAAGCCTGGCATCAAGGGCAAGGTCGAATACACGGTCACCTACGGACTCCAGGAGCCGGCGGCCTGATCGCCTGATTGGCGTGTCGACCAAGGTAAAGCTCGGCCGCGATCAGGTCATCTCGCTTGACGGCATCGTCCTGGAGGGCGTCCGTGACATCGACGTGGACCTCGACATGTCCACGCACGATGTCACTTCGTGGTGGCACGGGTGGAAAAGCACCCTGCCGCTCGCAGGCGACGTGACGATCAAGGTGCTCGTTTACTGGGCAGAGAACTACGAGGACTTCTACGCCAAGTTCAACAAGCACCCGCCGGAGCGGATGGAGTTGTCGATCAGCAACGCCGTCTCATGCGGATGCGTGCCGGTGAAGATCGCCGTCAAGCAGCCGATCGCGGGCGTGCTGGCCTGGGAAGTGACCCTGAGAATGTGGACCTACGAATGAAGACGTTCAAAACCACCGACGGCACCGAATGGCAGGTCGTTGTCAACGTGGGCACGATCAAGCGGTGCATGGATGACACCGGCCTGCGGCTCACGGACCTGTTCGCGAGCGAGGCCAAGATCGGCGAGTTCTTCGCCGATGACGTGCGATTTTGCGAAGTGCTGTTCTCCGTGATCCGGCCGCAGGCGGATGCGGCCGACAAGACGCTGGACGATTTCCTGGCCGGCATCGACGGCACGGTGATTGAGCAGGCTGTGGAGGCGCTACTGGCGGAGGTTGCCGATTTTTTCCAAGAGCCCCGCAAGGGGCTGATCAAGAAGACGCTGGCACGCTACCAGGCGGCCCACCTCAAGCTCGTGACCGAAGGCGTCCTCGCCGCGGAAAAGAGGATCGAGGAGACGGACTTCGAGACACTCCTCCGCCAGACCCTTACGAGCTCTGCTTCGAGCTCGCCGGGCAATGCGGCGTAGACCCGTGGGGCTACACGCTGCGCGAGCTTGATTGGATGGCGTGGGGACGATCGAACGAAGAGTGGACCCGGATGTCACACCTCATGACGCTGATCGCCACCATCCACTCCGATCCCGATAGCGGCCGCGCCCCGACGATCGCCGACTATCACCCGTACCTGCCAGAGCCTGAACTGCCGACGGCGAGCCCGGACGTGCTGCGGGCGATCACGGCGGCCATGAGGCGGCAACGCCCGGAGGTGCCGAATGGCAGCGAGTAGCGGGGCAGTCCGTGCCGGCGGTGCATTTGTCGAGATCTTCGCCAAGGATGGGGCTTTCCAGCAGGCGATGACCCGCGTGCAGAATCGCCTGAAGGCGACGGCCGCAGCGATGCGGCAGATGGGCACAAACCTGTCGATCGGCGGGGCGGCCCTCGGGGCTCCGTTCGTGCTCGCGGCCCGGGAGGCGACCGGCTTCACGTTGGCCATGGCCCAGGTGCGGGCCAACACAGGGGCCACGGAGGAGCAGTTCCAGCGGCTCAACAAGGCGGCCCGGGAGATGGGCGTGGCCATGGGCCGCGGCCCGACAGAGACGGCCAACGCCATGAGCGAGCTGGCCAAGGCGGGCCTCGACGCGGAGGGCACCATCGCGGCCGTGGGGCCGGTGCTGGCCCTGGCGGCGGCCGACGGCATGGAGCTGGGGCGTGCCGTCGAGGTGGTGGTCGGCACGATGAGCCAGTTTGGGATGAGCACAAAGGACTTCGGCAGCATCGCCGACCGGCTCCGGGCGGCGGCCAACGCCTCGACCACGAGCGTGGACCTGATCGGCGAATCGCTCTCCTACGTCGGCCCGCAGGCCCAGATGGCCGGCCAGAGCTTCGACGACGTGGCGGCGGCCCTCGGCACGCTCGCACAGGGCGGCATCCGCGGAAGCATGGCCGGCACGCAGCTGGCCCGCGTGCTCGAGGCGATGGGCAGCGAGGAGGCCAAGTTCAACGCCCTCGGGATCAGCGTGCGGGACGCCTCCGGCAACCTGCGGCCGTTCATGGACGTGCTCCGCGACCTGGGCACGGCGACGGCCGGCATGAACAACGCCGACAAGATGCAGGCGTTCATGGACATCTTCGACATCCGCGGAGCCAGGGCGGCGGCAACGCTTTCCCAGCTCGGCGGTGAGTTCACCCGCATCCTCGGCACCATCCAGGGCTCGGCCGGGGCCGCCTCGGCCAAGGCCGGCCAGGTGCTGCAATCGTTCGGCGGGCAGGTGCAGGTGCTCGCGGCTAAGTTCGCCGACCTGAAGATCGCCGTGATCACGTCGATGGGCCAGACGGCTACCTCGGTCGTGCAAGGGCTGGGCCGGGCCTTGGAGATCGTGACGCAGTTCATCGAGAAGAACCCGACGCTCGTGGCCACCGTGGCGGCCGTGGTCGGCGGGATGCTGGCCCTGGGGATCGCGGCGACCACGGCCAATATCGGTCTGACTGTGATCGGTAACGGCGTCAAGATGCTTACCGGCGTCCTGTCGATCCTCCCCGCCCTGTTCACCCCCATCGGCCTCGCGGCCACGGCAGCCTTCGCGGCTGTCGCCGGCGGAATTGTGATCGCCCGCACGCTGTCGCCGGCATTCAAGGCCGAGACCGACGCCATCTGGCAGGCGATCACCAGGCTCGACTTCGCAACGGCATGGCAGATCATGAACCTGAACTTCGCCATCGCCCTCACGCAGATGGCACAGAAGGCGAGCAGCATACTGGCCACGATCAGGGGCACGTTCGCATCCGCCGGGGCGTTCATCGGCGACAAGCTCACCGAGGGGCTCGACCGGTTCATGGGCCTCTTCGGGGCTGACGTGATCACCCTGCAAAACGCCTGGCAGCGGCTTGGCATCTACTTCCGAGCGGCGTTCGATTGGAAGTTTGCGGCCACCGGCATGAAGGCCGCGATCAAGGAGGCGGACGCCCAGGCAAAGCGGGCGCGAGAGCGGGCACCGACGGCGGATGCCAGGGCGGCGGACAGGGCCAAGGGCAGGCAAACGGCGGCCGACAAACGGCAGGCCGCGATGGAGGCCGATTCAAAGGCGTGGGATGCCACGGTCGAGGAACTTCGAAAAGACCTTGAGCGGGCACACGACAAGCTGAAGGACGTGCCGAAGGACACGGCCGCACCGGCCCAGGCCGGTGGCACGATGCCGGTCGATCGCGGCGTGATGCCGGTTTCGCCGGCTGCGGCCACAGAAGCGGCCACAGCGGCCGGCATCGGCCAGACCGTCGGCACGTTCTCCAGCACGGGCGAGGGGCTCGGCATCGGGCCGGAACTGAACAAGCTCGAGCAGCCGGCCATTCAGACGGCGGCCAACACGGCGGCCACGGTGGAGGCGCTGAAGGGGATGGCCCGCGGCCTCGACGGGAGGCCGATCGACCTGGGGGCTACTGGAGTCAATCAGGGCGGGGCAGGTCAGCCTGCGAGCATGACGCCAGAACAATCAGAAGCATTTGAACGGGCCAGAAGATTGGGCCAAGAAAACAATGACCAAATCAAAGAACTGAAGCGAAAAAGGGCGGCTGGCGAGTGGATTTCTCCAGGTGAAAGGGCAATGCTTTCAGCTGCCGAGACGGCAGAATCGGCAAGCCCGTCGTCTGTCAAACAAACAAGACCCGCCGCACAGTCTCCGGTTGGTCAGCCAGTAGCATCGGGCGGCGTGGCCGCCGAGGTCGCCGCCCCGCGGGCTCCAGCCGTGGCCCAAGCCGCCCGCACCGGCACGGCCGTGGCTGATTCGTCCGGCATCGCCCAGGCCCTGCAAACCGGCTTCGCGTCCATCGTCACGGCGATCGCCGCCCACGCAAAACTGACCGAGGCCGGCAACGGCACGCTGTCCAAGATCGAAAGCAAACTCTCGACCGCGGGGGCCGTGTTCGCATGACCATCAAGTGCTACGAGCTCATGGACAGCATGAGCGGCTCGATCACGAACGAGTCGGAGGGTGGCGAGGTCCGCGAGGTGAAGCGGCGGTACGTCGTCGGCCGCTGCACTGGCGGATTCAACGAGGCGGTCGCCGAGGTGAGCAAGTACGCTCCGCCATACGTCGAGAGCGACGGGTCCGGCCTCTACTGGGTCCGCCGCCGGCTGGAGGTGAGCGGCATCGGCAACGCCTACTTCGATTGCACGGCGACATATCAAACGCTCCAGCCGAAGCCTCCGGGAGATCCAGGGAATCCACAGCAGGAGGATTTCACTCCCGGCTCGATCGCATGGGACACCACCGGAAACACGGAGCACATCACGCAGGGGCTGGATGACGAGGACCGCTACGACGAAAACGCACCGGATTTCTATTCGGCCCTCAACGTCAGCGGCGACAGCGTCCAGGGCCTCGACGTTGTGCGGCCGGGCCTGAAGTATTCCGAGACGTGGATCATCCCGGCACAGGTGGCAGTCAGCTGCGACTTCGTCGGTGCTGTCTACAGGCTGACCGGCACGGTCAACCTCAACACATTCCGCTGCTTTCAGCCTGGCGAGGCCCTGTTCCTCGGTGGCCGTGCCCAGTGGACTGGCGACCAGCCATACGTCTCGGTCACGTTCGACTGGGAGGCGAGGCCAAACGTTGACAACTTCTACGTCAAGGCGCTCGCGGGGTTCCCAAAGGAGGGCTGGGAGCACGTTTGGATCCAGTACGCCCCGGAGACAAACGGCGGCTCGCTAATTCGGATGCCGATCGCGGCCTACAAGAACCGCGTCTACCACAAAAAGGATTGGTCGTCGCTCGGCATGATCGCCCAAACGGTCGGCGGGCCGCGGGCCGCTGCGAACGGCCAACCGCCTGAAGCCGGCGGGAACGGGATTACCTGATGGCCACCGACCCGCGGCACAACGTCCGGCCCGGCGACAAGCTGCGGATCGCGGCCGAGCAGATCAACTGGATCAACCGCCAGATGCGGGCGGAAACCGGCTTCAAGGCCGGCCCGCTCGAAGGCTACGAGCCGGGGCGGAACATTATCCTGGCCCGCAACAACACCGGGGCCGACCTGCCCCGCTGGGGCGTGATGCGGATCAGCGGCATCGAGGTCGACCCGGCGGCCGACGACAAGGGACGCCGCTCATTCGAAGAGATGCCATGCGTCACCGGAAGCAAGCCGAACGCCGCCACCGGCGGGAAGTTCGTGATCGCGGTTGAGCCGATCAAGGATGGCAAGATCGGGCGTGTGTGTGCGGCTGGGATCGTGCAAGCGAAGGTGTCGTTTTCTGACGCCGGCCACACAAGGGCGAAGCCGAAGGACGACACCGTCGAGCACCTGGAGTCGGCGGCCGGAGGGCCGGCGGAGATTCTGTGGTCGGCTGGCACAAGCGGCGAGCAGTGGGCGCTGGTGCGGTTTGGCGAGGGCGGGCAGCTGCGGATCGGCAAATACACCGGCTCGTCGACCTGGGCCAAGCACACGACCGCCACGATCGACATCTGGGAAAACGGCACGCCGCCCAACGAGACCTCGAGCAGCCAGACGATCGAGAACGTCGTGAACCACTGGGCCGCCGTGCCGTCGGGCAAGTGGGTCGGCGTCCAACTCGGCGCCAACGGCCACTACTACCTCGTCGTCGCGGAGTGCTGAATGGACCTCCTTGCTGCTCTCGCCGCTGATCCGACGCTGCTGCCGCTGTGGGCGGTGATGATCTTCGCGGCTGGGATGTACCCGATCGGGATGATGTTCGGGTGTTCGCCGTGCTGCAACCCGTGCGTATGCGCCAGCGGATCAACGCTGCCCGAAACGATTACCGTCACGCTGGACGGATTCACCGACTACAGCAAAAAGCAACTTTGCACGCTGTCTTTCTCCGCGTGCTATGGCAGCGGGGGATCTGGCACGGTTGACGCGCCGGGACATTCGTCGCCAGAAAGCGACCCCGTGGACGATCGCGGGCCGATCACCGCCGTGTCGCTAACCGATGGCGGCAGCGGCTACGCGAAACTCGGCAGGACTGCGCCGACCGTCACAGTGACCGGCACAAGTCACAGCGGCGCTGGGGCGACATTCGATGTAACGCTCGCCCAATCGCAGGATTCCTGCGGCCTCGACCTATGGGCGGTCAGCAAGGTGACGGCAACAGGAGGCGAAGGCTACATCGATGGCGAAGAGTTGACGTTTTCTGTTGCAGAGGGCGACACGCAGGAGACTGCCGCTATTGCGACCATTCAACTCGCGCGAGTCGCCCCAACCGTGACCGTCACCGGAACGAGCGGAAGTGGATCGGGTGCGACGTTCGATGTAACGCTCGCCCAATCGCAGGGGACTGACGGCCGCGACCGATGGGCAGTCAGCAAGGTGACGATGACCGGCGGAACCGGCTACGAAACATTCGACACGCTGACGTTCGGGATTGCGGAAGGCGATACTGAAGAGCAAGCGGCGTCCGCGCAGTTAATCATCGGCAAGGCCCAGCCGGCGCTCACGCTCCCCGGCAACGCCACGGGAACAGTGTCAACGCAACCGCTGGGCGACGGCACCTACGCGGTCTCTGCCGTCACTGTGACAAGCGGCGGCAGCGGGTACACAGACGGCGAGTACCTTTTTTTTGACAAGGCGGCCGACGATGTGAAGGTGTTCAATGCCACCGCGATCGCTAGGGTCGCGTATACCGAACCGCAAAACGCGACCGTCTCTGTGTCTTCGTCAGGCGGCAGCGGCGCCGTATTAGAGCCGGTATGGGCATTGACAGAGGCTCCAGAGTGGTATGCCCCAAACGTCAAGGTCTATCGGCTTGCGGGCGTGACTGTGGTGAATGGCGGAACCGGGTACGCGGACTATGATCCCATCTCCATCTCATTCCCGTCCGCTGCCGATGGCGCACAGTTAGACTTTGATTTCCTTGACGCCGACATCGTCGGCCCGAACGGCGAGATTCAGCAGGTTTACATAGAGCCAACTGACGGCGGCCAGTGGCGTGGCGCTCGCACCGACGCCCTGGAAAGCGTCGAGTTAGGCCAGGGCGGTAGTTACTACAAGGATGACCCGGACGCTCGCGAGGTTTTTGTCATCGGCGGCGGTGTCTACTACCGCGAAGACCAAAACCCAAAAACAGTAAGCGTCAGCAACGGCGGCAAATACTACCGTGAAGACGCGAGCCTGCCGCCTTACGTTGCCGCCGTCACGGTAAACATCAGTCAAGGCCACAACACACCAAGCGACGGAGCTGGAGCGGTGATTACGGCCACCGTCGAAGACGATCCGCAATCGCCCGATTTCGGCGTGATAACCGGCCTAGAGATTGAAGACGGCGGCGACGGCTATCTCGCCTGGATGTGGGAGACGAACGACTGCTGCGGGCATTACCTTAACGGGCAGTCGATTGTGCTGGAGCGGTTTAAGGACTCCAACGCGGCGGCGTGCGAAGCGGCGACGAAGGACTTTTACGGGCAATACAACATCCCGTTTGCAGTAGACGGACAATACTATTCCGTTCCGTCCTATTGCGTTTACACAACGCAGTTTTGCGGAGGGTGGACGGTTCCGTTTTTGCTCGGGCCTGTCTGGTTTAAAGAGCCAACAAACAGCAAGTTGCAACTATACGTTGGGTATCGCGGAGAGGGCGAACGTCCGGTTGTGAAACTCGGCCCGCCATGCTACGGCGGCCTGGGCAGCGGCGCTAATTGGCTTGGATGTCATCAAGACTGGATCGCAGACGAGCCCATTGAATCGTGTTCGCAGTTTTCGTTTACGGCAACGCCATCCGGCAAGCCGTCGATCAGCGTAACTTCAGGCGGCCAGTACAAGCCCGATTGGCGTTTTTCAGGGTGCAGTGAAAACAACAACGGAGTTTGCCAATCCTGCAACGTCTGCTGTCAAGGGGATGGCGAATCGCCTGACGAGATCGAGGTCGAAATCACGGACGAATGGACAACCAACCGACCGGCGGGCCTTCCCGACTTTTCGGGAACGTATGTGGCACCTGGCACTGGCAACTATTGGAGTTTCGCTGCTCTCCAGACGCAATCCGGGCTTGACCACATCGGTTTTGGAGTCGGCCTCTACCCATGCCACAGCGGACTCCTGCCCATATATGTAGCGCCGCTGCGTGAAAACTGCGAAACGTGCATTAAGCAATGCCGGGTGTGGTTCGGCGGAATAAATATGTCGTGGACGCATAACAACATTTTAAATGTAAGACGCATAGCACCTGAACAACTGCCGAATGACTGCGACGACTGCGAATCCACGCCTGTGTGCTCGCCTTCTGGCAAGACGTTTGCGCTGTCGATAGCCGATCCCGCGCTAGTTTGGTACGGCAACGGCACGCATGTGGCAACGGCGACAATCCAATGACCCTCTGCAACTTTGACAACCCGCATCAGACGTGCCACGTTTGCGGCTACCGCGCCAAGCGACTGCCGACATACCGCGAGTGCCGACCGCTGCCGGTGAAGACATGGAAGCCCATCATGGTCGGCGACCTCGTGGAAAAAGCCCTCACGACCATCGGCATCACGCAGGAGCGCGTCGAGCGGCTCACCCGCACGGAAGGCAAGTCCGGCGGGTGCGGATGCGACGGGCGTAAGAAGTGGCTCAACGAAGCCGGTGCGAAGGTCCAGTACGCCGTTCGCGATGCGGGCCAGGCGGCGGCGAAGTTCTATTTCGGCGGCTGAAAAACCGGTTGACGGATACCGGATCCATGCGAGCCTGCGGAGGACCACCATGCGGAGGCACACGGATGGCGAAGGCAAGGACCACGCTCGCGGACGCGCTGCACGCGGCGGCAATCGAATCGCAGGCCAAGCCAAAGAGCGGCCTGCTGCCGTGGTATCGGCGGCTGCCGCCCGATCGGCTCGCCGAACTGGAGGAGATCCGCGACCGGTGGGAACGCGGCGAGTTCGGCCGGCTGACGCAGTGCGAGGCTGCAAAGGTGATCCAGGCGTGGGGGGCGGAGCACGGCCTGGACATCCCAAAGCGATTGACAATCGCGCGATGGCTCACACGAAAACCCTGACAGACCAAATGGCACAAGCCGCCGCCAAAGTCGCAGTCGACGCCGCACCGGCCGCAGACGCCGAGCAGGTGAAGGTCCGCACTGAGGGCGGCGGCATCGAGGCCCGGTCGTGCTCGCGGACGATCCGCACGGTCGAAGACCTGCTGCGGCACATCGAGGCCGACCTGACCCGCTACGAGGTGGCGGCGAGCGAGGCGACGAAGTGGGAGGGGATGTCGGCCGACAAGGAGACGGGCCGGCCGATCGTCACCGAGCTCTTTCGGGTGTTCGTGCGGCTGCGGCCGAAGGCCGGGCCGAGCGTCCGCGAGTGCGTCGAGGCGATGATCGAGGCGGCGAAGGGGGAGATCCGGCGGCCGAAGCTGCCGAAGCACAAAAAGACCGCCGGAGAGCTGTGGAGCGTCGTTGTGATGAGCGACCTCCACATGGGAAGCCGATCGTGGCGACACACGACAGGTGCCGACTACGACCTGAACATAGCGAGCAAGCTCGTTTCGTCTGCCGCGTCGCGGCTTATTGCGTCTGGAAACAGGCTCGGCATCTGCCGCCGCTCGATCGTGCTTGCCGGCGACACGCTGCACTTCGACACCGTGCTCGGGACTACGACCGGCGGAACATACCTGGACCGGGATTCCAGGCTGCAAAAGACCATAGACGTAGCCTCGGCCTCGATTTTTGGAGTTATCGAGCAGTCAGCAGAAACAGTGCAGACGGATGTTCTAATCGTCCCCGGCAATCACGACTCCGCGCTTAGTTTTGCTCTGCAAAAAATACTTCTTGAGCGATACAGAAACGACGCCAGGGTTTCGGTGAACAAGGAGTTCACGACCAGAAAGTACATGACATTCGGCGGCAACCTGATCGGCGTGACTCACGGCGACAAGGCCAAGAAGAAGCTGGCCGGCATCATGGCCCTGGAGGCTTCGGAGTTGTGGTCAAAGTGCCGTCACCGCGAGTGGCACGTCGGGCACCTCCACCACCAGGCGGCCGAGATCAGCACGATCGACGGAGTGATCGTCAGGACGCACCCGACGATCGTCCCGCCAGATGCGTGGCATGTGGAGTCTGGCTTCGTTGGCGCTGAACGTGCCATGCAGGGCTTTGTTTACTCGCGTGCCGGCGGGCTGGCTGAAATGCACATGGCATATGTGGACAGCGAACATGACTAAAAAGACGCACGAGCCGAGGGAGAGGCTTGGGCTTATTCAGCACAACAGCGGAGCAAGGAAATGGGCGAGGGCCATATGAGCATCGAAGAATCCAACCGCATCATCCGCGAGGCAGTGGCGGCCCGCATGGCGGCCACGCCGGCCGACGATCCGAAGCTGGACGGCTACAAGCCGCACCCGCTCGCCGGCTGCCAGCCGGCCCAGGCCGCCGCCGCGGCGGTGCTCGCGGACGTGTGGCGGGAGCCGGAGGTTGGCTGCACCGCGTGCGAGGGCAGCCCGTTCGTGGCCAAGGCCCGGACGATGGAGCAGGCCCAGCGGCTCGCCTCGGAGGCGGTGCCGGTGGAGCGGGCCACGCTCGCGGCCGAGCTACCGGCCGAGTTCCTGGAGAAGATCCGGGGCCTCGACCTGAAGCCCGCCACCGAGACGGCCCCGGCCGAGTTCAAGATCGAGCGGATCGGCGGGAGCATGAGCCCGGAGCAGCTCGAGGCCGCGTGGGCCGGCATCAAGGCCCGCCGCGAGGAGATGATGGCCCGCGTCCGCGAGCCGGTGGAGGACAGGCTGGCCCGCCGCCGGATCATCGGCATCGCCGGCCGGGCCGGGGCCGGGAAGAACACCGTGGCCGAGATGATCCCCGGGGCGTCCGTGGTCGGGTTTGCGGACCCGCTCTATGAAGGGCTGGCCGCCATGCTGGGCGTGCCAGAAGACATGCTCCGCAGCCGGAGGAACAAGGAAGCGCCGCTGAAGTGGCTCGGCAAGAGTCCGCGGGAGCTGATGCAGACCCTCGGCACCGAGTGGGGCCGCGGCATGGTGGCACAGGACCTCTGGCTGCGGATCGCGAAACAGCGGATCGAAACCTACGGCGGCACGATCGTTTTCTCGGATGTGCGGTTCGACAATGAAGCCGAGTGGATCCGCAACCAGGGCGGCGAGGTGTGGCTGGTCATGCGTGACAACGAGACGCACCACACCCACAGCAGCGAAGCCGGGATCTCGCCCCACCTGATCGACCGCGTGATCGACAACCGCGGCCCGCTCGATCTGACGCGAATGCAGGTCGAGCGACTCCTTGCCGGCTGACCCCAAAGGACCGACCGCCCAGTGGCCGCTCCGCGGCCCGGGGCACAACTGGACGCCCGTACAATGATGGCAGAAGGAACGCGGCCGTGAGAACCCGAGAGGATTCGCAGTTTCGGCACACGGCCCGCGGTCGCGAGGTCGTCGCGCCGGCAGGCGAGTCGGCAAACCACGTTCACGTTCCGACATCTTCACGGGTCGGCATCGGCTCGATCACCAGCCGCAAGGCCAACACGCTGACGTTTTTCGAGCGGCTGGCCCTGGAGTTGTCCGGGGCCGGCGATCCATCGCAGGCCATCGTCCCGTTTTGCACACCCGCCCAAGCCAAGCAGCTCTACGACGAAGGGAAGCTCCAATGATCTCCGACGCCCCGCTGACCGTCGCCGCCAACGGTTCGACCTCCGCCTTCGGCAGGGCGGCTGCTTTCATCGAGACGGCCAAGGTCGCAGCCTCCGACGGGCTGACCTGGCGTGAGTTCGGCGAGCTCATGGTGGCCCTGCTGCGGCTGCTGACCGAAGCCTACGACGGCGTGGTCACGATGACCGGCGAGCAGAAGAAGGCGGCCGTGCTGGAGGCGGTCGGCCAGCTGTTCGACGCCCTGGCCGACAAGGCGGTACCGACGCTGGCGTGGCCGCTGTGGGTGATCGCTAAGCCTGCGGTGCGGTCGCTCGTGCTGGCCATCGCGGCCGGGGCTGTGGAGCAGGTGCTGCCGCTGGTTCGCGGGGTGGCGTGATGCTGGCGGAACTGAAGCTCCTCCGCGAGTGGGCACCGGCGATCGGCTACGCCCGGCGGTACGCCGCGGCGGCCGACGTTCGCGAGCGGTCGCAGGTGGTGGCGGACGGCCTGGAGTGGGCCGCCTCGCGGACTGCCAGCCGGCTCGACGACCGGCTCGCCAAGCGGCTGGCCGCGGTGCTCCACACCGAAGAGGGCGTGGCCCTCGTCCGCGAGATCCTCGACATCCTCGACACGTTGCCCCAGGAGCCCGCCCCGTGAACGTCCTGCCCTACCTCCAGGCTGCCGCCGGTGTCGGCCTCGTGATCTACGCCGTGGTCGTGCTGGCCCAACGGGTGCGGCTGCCGCGGGCGACCCGCGAGCGGGCGCCGGTCGACGACCTGCGGCTCGTCATCGACCTCGCGGCCCGGCTGCGGGACAAGGGCCACCACCAGGCGGTCGCGGTGTGCGAGCAGCTGACCCACGAACTGCTGAAGCCCACGGAGCCCGTCAAGCCGTGAGGCCGTTCGTCCTGCTCGCCCTGGGGCTCCTGCTCCTCGCCGGCCCGCTGCCGGCGTGGCACGGGGGCGGCACCGCTGTGGTGGCGCAGACCGCCACGGCGGCCGTGTACGTCTACGAGAAGGACGCCACGGCCGTGCCGCCCGGCGTCACGGTTGGCCTCAACCGGTTGAACCGCGAGCGGCAAATCCTGGCCACGCTCGTGGAGGCCGACGCCACAGATGGCGACGGAGACGTGCCGGATCAGTACCGGGCCGCGGTGGAGGCCGCCAAGGCCAAGGGCCTCCCGGCCCTGGTCGTGCTGTCGGGCTCGACCGTGCTGTCGATCGTGAAGGCCCCGACCGATGCCGACGCCGTCGTGAGGGCCGTGCCGTGATGACACTACGCTGTTCGGTTCTTCAGGCTGCGGCGCGTGTTCAGCTGCTGCTCGCTGTCAGTTGCCCACCGGCAGTTGCATGCGGTGATTCCACGTTGACGGCAGTCGCCGCACTTACCGCAGCAGTATCCGCCGTCGTTGTCGATCCGGTCGATGCTCTTCCCATTGGGCCGGTCGCCCATGTCGGAGAAGAATGCACTGAACGAGTCACGCCATCGAGCGCACACGAATATTCCTCGCGCGCCGTACTTGTAGTACGAGCAGTGCCTCGTGTTGTGACATCGCCCAACCATCGTCTTCCAGGCGTTGTAAATCGCGGTCTTGCTCATTCCGTGGGTAGTGCTTGCTTGCGACAACAGATCATTGTGGAGACACCCACAACTGCGGGTGGCACCGGACTTCAGCGCCGCGGCCTGCACCACGCTCTCCGCTCCGCATTCGCACTGGCACAGCCAGAACGCGCCCGGCTTTCCAGCGCGAGACGTAAGCCTCAGCGCGGCCAACTTCCCGAACGTGCGGCCGGAAAGATTCTCGGTGTATCGCTCTCGCGCCAGTTCGGCACGAAGGCATCCGCAGCTTTCTGTGGTTCCGCTGACGAGCCCAGCCGTTATGACTTCAGTGACCTTCCCACAGTCACATTGACAAAGCCAGCGTCGCTTCTTGCTGCGCACTCCGGCAAAGGACAGGACCGTCAGCCTGCCGAAGCGCATCCCGGACAGCTGGTGAATCTTCGACGGTCGTGCGTTACCATTTCCGGAAGCCATGATGCGAACCTCCACGAGGGTTTGCTTGTGGTCAGAGCCGGCTGGCGTTACCGCGCCTGTCCGGCTCGCCCCATTCTAGGGCAAAGAGTGGGGGTGCTGTCATGATCGATCCGAGTCTGATCGACGTTTTTCCGATCGACGAGCACGACGGCTACCCGGACCACCTCGCGGCCGAGGACACGACCGACGCGCTCCGCGATGCCTGCGGCAACGCCTCGCGGGAGTTCCCCAAGAGCCTGTGGATCGAGCCGCGCGAGTGGGCCGAGCGGGCCGCCGAGAACGACCGGCACGGCTTGTGGGCGATGAACTACCTCGACCGGTTCACGAACCAGACGCCGACCCACGAATGCACCTGCCACAGCCTTCGGGCCAACCTGGAGGCCGCCCGCAACCGGGCACGCGGGCTGATCTACGCCGGCCCGAAGGTGGGCGAGCGGTACGCCGAGTCGGGGGCGGCAGGCAGCGTCTGGCTGTCGCCGCTGAGCGTCTACGCCGAGGCCAACCCGGACCGCTGGGGCGGGGCGAACGTGCGGCAGGTGCTGGAGATCGCCGTCCGCCGTGGGATGCTGCCCGACAAGGTGCAGCCGCGGGACTACGCCTTCCGGCATTCGCTCACGGGCACGAGCGGCCGCGGCAACAACAACCAGAGCGGCGGCCAGTGGGTGCCGGTCTCGCGGTTCCCCGATGGCTGGCAAGAGACTGCCAGGATGTTTCGCCCGCTCGAGGTGATCTTCCCCGAGTCCTACGAAGAGGCCGTCTGCTGCGTGCTCCACGGCCTGGCCGTGAGCGTGGGCCGCAACGGCCACGCGGTGCCATGGGCCAAGTGGATCGCCGACCAGCGGCTCATGGCCTACGCCGACAGCTACGACGTGGTCAGGTACGACTCCGAACGGACTGCCCGGTCAGCCTGGCGTGGATCGTTCGCCATCGCCAGCTGCACACTCCCCGACGACTGGAGCCGGCCAGCGGCCGGGTGACCATGCGAACGCTCGCCATCGTCCTGGCTCTCCTCGCCGGCATCGCCGCCGGGGCCGAGTGCCCCAACTGCCACGGCGAGCGGATCGTCGGGCCGGCCCCGGTGCGGCTCCCCTGCCCCGTCTGCGACGGTGCCGGCGAGCTACCCGACAAGGTGGCGGCCGAGCCCGCCCACCGGGCGGCGGTCGTGCGGGTGACGGCGGCCGAGGGCAACGTGCGACACAGCGGCTCGGGCGTGCTCGTGAGCGTCACCGGATCCACGGGCACCATCCTCACGAACTGGCACGTCATCCGCGACGGCAAGGATGGCGTGGTGGTCAAGTGGCCAAACGGCACGACCACGCCGGCGAAGGTGCAGGCATCCGACACGGTTTGGGATCTCGCGGCCCTGGCGGTGGCGAACCCGCCGGCCGCCCCGGTGCCGGTGGCGGTGCAGGCCCCGCGGATCGGCGACCGGCTGACGATCGCCGGCTACGGCCCGGACGGCAAGTACCTCGAGCAGACAGGAGCGGTGACGCTCTACGCCTCCCCGGGCCGGGGCCGTGGCGGGCCGCCGCAGCTGGTTGAGATGAAGGCCGCCGCCAGGCAGGGCGACAGCGGCGGGCCGATGCTCAACGCCGACGGCCATGTGGCCGGCGTGCTGTTCGGCTCGATCAACGGCCGCACGATCGGCAGCTGCTCCACGCGGGTGGCAGCGTTTCTCGCGGGCGATGCGATCGCCTGCTCCGATGGGAGATGCAAAACGAAATGACCGCCGCAGAATTGCAAGCCGTTCGCGATGCCGCCTGGCGGGGCCTCGCGAAGAACCCGGTCCGCCGGGCCATGCTCGGCCGGGAGCGGTGCGATGCCATCGTGCGTGTGGCGGTCGATCAGCTGGACGCCACGAACCGGGAGTTCCTGCCGCTCGTCCAGCGGTCCGCGGCGAGGATAGAGGTCGACACCGACACGCTCCGCAAGCGGGTCGAGGCCCGCGTCCGCGAGACCTACCACGAGCGGGCCGGCTTCGCCTTTATGGCGCTCGTGATCGCGTGGGCGATCTCGGCAATCGTTCAGGTACTGGTCCAGAGGTGGCTCGATTCACGGGGGCAGCAGTGACACAGCAGACTCGCGACGTGGTGGACGTTGGGATCAAGCTCCTGCGGGAGTTTGGGTTTCCCTGCTTGGTGCTCTGCGTGATCGGCTGGTGGGGCCAGATGGCAGCCGTGGCCATACACGAGACGGTGCTGGTGCCGGTCGTCGACAGCCATACCACGTTCCTCAAGGCCACGAGCGACACGCTCGCCACGCTGTCCAAGGCCCAGGAGCGTCAAGCCGACACGCTCGAAGAACTGGCGGCCGGGCAAAACGAAATCAAGCGGGTGATCGAGAAACGCTGATGGACAACCTCAAAGCCCTCCAAGCCCACGTCCGCAGCGTCCTGGCCTCCCGGGTTCAGTACGCCCAAAGCTGGCGCGTGGACGAACTGACGCGGCTGGTCGTGCGGTATTGGCCGCACATCCACCTGGAGGAGATCGAGCGGCTCGGCGGGCCGAACCACAAGGACATCGACCACACCATGACGCTCGTGCGGGCGCAGGT